AGGTTTGTGATTGTCCAAGTAGTAGTCATGATTTTCCTTTAAAGATTTGCGGCATCCAAACGTGCCTTGAGTGATTCAATGATTGCTTGTTGTTCTTGGATGCACTTCATCAGCGCATATTGCAAGTCTGTTTGGTAGATTGACAACCTCATTTTAGGGTCTTGCCCATCTGCCGCCCAATTGCTTTCCATCACCAATTCTGGTGCAACAGCTTGTACATCTTGAGCAACAACACCCAAAGTCAAACCGCCATCATCCTCCATGTTTTGATTGATGTAGTTGAATGTTTGAACAGGTATTGCACAGATTACATTAAGGTATGACTTAGATGGAGCAAAGTTTGTTTTCTCTCTGCGGTCAGATAAATTAACATCGTTGGCTGAATAGTTTGCAATACCGCCATTTGAGCGAATAATGCAACGATCAGTAGTACCATCAACACCGCCACGATTAGCAATAAAATAATTTGTTGAATTGTTTGGGTCGCCATTTAATTCACAAGAAATTCCGTATTGGTTAGACGTTGTTGCGGTAGCGGAAATAACACGAACTGATGCAGATGCAGAATCAGTATTTCTTTTAAAAATATTACTGTTTCCACTCGTAGTCCCCACCAGCAAGTTACCGCTTGTGTCTATACGAACTCTTTCGCTACCGTTATTAGAAAATGTAAATGCGCCAGAAACAAAATTGTCACGACCAATATCCCAATAATTTGTTTGACTGCTTACAGTACCATCGCCAATCCTAATAGCCCCCTGTGGATTGAAGCCCCCGCCAGTTATAAGCAACATAGTTCCAGAACCACCTCCCGCTGGGTTTATGGCAACCACCCCTTCAGCAGATATTCTGGCTCGTTCTGCAAGAGTTCCACCAGAATTTTTAGTAGCAAACAAGATTTGACCAGTGTTAGTGGTTGCGCCATCGTTCTGGACTTGGATGTAAGCGTTCTCAGACGTTCCGTTGGAAGTTGAGTAAAAACTCAAACGTCTTTGTGAAGCAGTATCGGTTACAAGAGATATTGTGCCACCAGAAGAAACTATCCTCCCGTATGTACTTGGACTTGTAGTACCAACACCCAAGTTACCGCTTGAGTCTATACGGGCACGTTCTACACTGCTAACTTGAAAAACAGCAGAACCAGTTCCTGTGGGTGCAAAATCTAAATAAGCGTCTTGGTTTGTACCACTAGATTGAATACTTACTAAAGCGTATCTAGCAGAATCTTTAAAAATAGCAGTAGTTCCGCTGGTAGAAAGAATGTCTAGTTTTGCACTAGGACTTGTCTGGCCTACACCAAGTCGTCCACTAGCATCCAGAGTCATTGCCTGAGTAAAGGTAATGGCGTTTCCTGCTGTGCCACCTGCGGCAATAGACCAAGAATGAGTGCTACCAGCGTTTGCGCCAACTACTTCGTAGCGAGTAGGGGCTACGCCTGTATATTGATACTTCCAAGTTGACCCGTCTAAATAGCATCCATGCGTGAAACGACTTGCAGTATTACCACCACCATTTCCAGAAACACCTGCTGTATAGACTTGTAAAGCAGTTTGTACTGATGTACTCCAAGCACTAGGAGTAACTCCCAAGCCTAAATTGCCTGAGGAGTCGATTCTGAATCGCTCAGTTCCCGCACCAGTACCATTGACATACGCAAAATATCCTGAATCAGAACTATTTGTAAGTGTTAAGTTTTGGCTGTCATCGTAAACAAGCAATACAGGTCTTCCTGATACTGTGTTATCTATGCGAATAGCGCAATTGCTACCTGAAGCTGAAATATGTAATTTACGAGAGGGACTACTTGTACCAATACCCAGACCTGTGCTGGTTAGGCGCATTTGTTCTGAGCCATTGGTAGAAAAAGTCAGCGGCAAATATGAACCAGTTCCAGTAATATCGGAAATCAAATACGCAGAAGCTGAATCAACCCCGATCCTCATGCGCTGAGTATTAGTTGGGTCACTTGCCCCGTATGCGGCAAATTGAGATACACCAGAAGAACCATTGGGGATTACCCCAAACGATGTAGATGTATTAGCTGTCGAAGTTTGAGCAAGCAATCTACTTGCTTGAGTTGCGTTACTCATGTCGCCAATAATGCGCTGAGAGGTGCTACCAAAGGTAAGGCTTGTACCATCAAAAGTAAGCGCAGAACCGCTTGTCAGAACCTTTGAGCCGTTTAAATACGCTACTCCGTTAGCAGTACCTCCAGAGAGGGTTACGTTGCCTGAAGCAGTCAAAGCTGCAGCATCGATTGTGCCAGTAAGCGTAGGACTAGCTGACATAACAACATTGCCAGTGCCTGTGATGGCATTGCTAACCAAGCCTTTAGAACCATCTGAGAATACAGCACGACTAGCTGTCAATGAGGATAGAATAGGTTGTGCTGTAAAAGTGGCTACACCTGTAACACCTAATGTTCCAGATAAAGTGGCGTTTTCACCTCCAATAGTTCCTGTTAATGTTGGTGATGCAGACATAACAACATTGCCAGTGCCAGTAATAGCATTGCTCACCAAGCCCTTAGAACCATCAGTAAATACAGCTCTGCTTGCTGTAAGGCTAGACAGTATGGGCTGTGCTGTCAGCGTAGCCACACCAGTGACAGCCAATGTGCCACCAACACTACCATTACCTGCCAAGAACAAGTCTTTAAATTTTAAAGAGTTGCTACCAATGTCTACAGTGTTTGTAGTTTTAGGAGCCACCAGAACGGCAGAAATAGTTACATCTTGTGTAGGACCAAGAGCATTAATTGTTGCTCCCTCACCCGCAGTACCATCATGCTTGTGTCCTGTAGAAGCATTGAAGGCATCTTGTACACCATCAAACTCAGCATCTAAGTCGGCAGCATTAATTACATTACCATCGGCAATGTTGTTGGTAGTATCTTTACGAACATATCCCGTCATAACTATTCCTTATCTTCTATCATGTGTGGCATACTCTAGCGTTGCAGCGTCCAGAGAAAATGGAGGGTCTTGGCTATCTGATACAAACTGTAACGATACAGAGAATCCAGAGCCTACCACCTGTGTTTGAAATTGCTTCTTCAACTTATCACCATAAACAGTTGTGCCATACTTAGCACCACTGCTACCATAAAAACCTACACTACCTGCACTATTTGATAATGTAATTGTTGAGGGCTGAACAGACCCCTGATCATCAAAATCAAGCTTTAAATTCACTGATGTTGTAACAGATCCTTGGGGATCTGTATAGAGGAAAAGCTTATAAAAAGTTTTTCTCACCCTAAAATCATTGATAGGAACATAGGGGGTGGCAAAGGAAGCTACAATGTTTGAGCCATCAAAGCTATTACCCTGTTCCATCTCATAAACATATCCATCATTATTAGCAAATACAATGGTTTCTGTTTGAGTTTGATAGTCTCCATCAGCTACATAGCATTTAAATCCCACCAGCTCAGCCCACGCCAAACCACCAGAGGATTCACCAGTCATCTGTGTTCCCAATATTCCCTTAGCATTGGCTGCTGTAATATTACTATTATATCCAAACAACCTATATTGTGACTTCTGTTTAATAACACAACTAGCAAAACTTGAATTACTATTAATTAAAGAAGTCATCTCAGTTTGGATAGGTTTAGATACCACACCCAAGCTAAAGTCACCAACACGATCTGTAGCGCCTAAGAGTCTTAGTCCTTCTGGACCTAAGAACATAACATCACCACCAACTTCTTGTATGGTGTCAGAAGCTACACACCCCACATTTTTGGTGATGGGCTGTAGAGAGAAGTCTTGTATGGTTGTACCAGTAAGCTGACTAATAGTTTTATCTGTAAAGATTATTAGTGTTTCTCTAAATACAATAATACCTGTAATGAGTCCACCAACATTAATGATGCCAGAGCCAGCAGCAGCAGTGAAGTCATCATCGGTGTAGGGAGCTGTGAAAACAATGCTCTCATTCTTAGCAAAGAACAATTGATTCTTATGGCTAATAACAAACTGAGCACCTAAAATATCTGTTGTCTTATCTGACAACACTTTAAATGTTGTACCATCATAGATGAATGGATAATTAGTTCCATCAACACCAACAATCTTTTCAGTGTTATTCAGTCTATACTTACTGAAGCGTGTCTTGAAATTACTAGCTCTATTAGCAGATAACCAAGTGATGGCAGCATTATCAGCAGGACTAGAAGCTAGTGCTGGATTTATGGATACAGTGGCAGATGTAGAAGTCACCGTGGGTACAGCCAACACTGTATACACTTTTTCAATACCAGCAACACTGAAAGTATCACCAATCTGTGGAGCTTTAATCAGCCCATCCATAATAAGACTAGTGCCTGTCTGACTACCACCATTGACAAGTACTGTGCCGTAATGGGGCTTGCTTATCTTGGTAAAGCCTGTGCCAGTGGTTGTGTAGATGTCAGCGTTTCTAGCAGCAACAACAAGATTGTTCCATGCTGCTACACCTTTGACCAGCCCAGTATGAGATGTAAAAGTTACAGCAGCTTTATCTGCTGGACTAGAAGCTAAAGACGTTGTGAGTGTCACTGTAGCAACTTTAAATGTGGAGCTGTATGAAACACCAGCAGCAGCGATGGTGTATGTACCAGTTACACCAGCAATTGTAAATTTATCCCCAGCAATAGGAGTAGTAAGTATGTTTGAGATTATTAAAGTAGTGCCAGTCTGACCACTACCTTGCACTTTAGGCTCACCATATGCGGGTGTAAAAGCACTGTCGTATTTGTTATAGCCTTCAATACGCATGTAGCCCCCATCAACAGAAGGCTCAAAATTCTTCATGAGTCTTCCGCTACCGGGAGCCAGTGTGCCTTGTTGAAGTGGTGATAGATTTGAAATCAATCCACCACGAAATTCAAAAGGGTATGTCTGCCATCCATCAGCCATTATTTAACCCTATCACCGAAGCCACCAAAGGCAGACGTTTGTGTGATGGCAGTAGATTGCATATACACATACTTATTGATAAGAAGAATCCTCATCTTCTTAATGCCTTCATCAAACTTAGCCTTAGCAAGAGAAGCTGCTTGTTCATTGCTTCTAAACATGTAAGCATGGTACATAGCACCATCAAGAATAACTTGTTTAAATCGTTCAGGAACAGAAGGAACATCTGTAGCATTAGAAAGATCTACAGGAATTCTGTAGTATTCATAAGCAATTTCATATGCTTGATCAGGAGCAGGAACAACACCCCACTCTAAACTAGGAGCATGAAATACATAGGAAGGAACATCACGCTTACTAGAATCAGTAGAATATTCTTGATCTACATATCTCTGAAGGTAGTTATCATAAGTGATGATGGTAAGTCTAACTGTCTCATTAGCTAAAGTAGCATCTTCCTTGATACGGAAAGTATCAAAGTCAATGGTGCTAGCATCAGAAGGAAAAGCATATCTAGTTGTACCTGCTGTCAAAGTTTCTTCAGCAAGTATATGATTGAAAGGCCACTCATAGTGAGTGTGGTTGATATCTCTAATAGCAGCATTCACAGCATCTTTGATGTGTGCATAAAAACCAGTAGCTGTAGGGAAGTTTGCAGAAGTTAGTTCAACTTCGTTAAGCCTTCTATTAACTTCATTGGTAAGTCCAAGATAGTTGTATGCCATTCTTATTGTTCCTTAACACGCAAACGAGTGACTCGCTCAGCTACATTACCACTATTATCTGTAATTCTACAATAAAACTTATACTCAGTGTTGTTAGTACCTAAACCAAGATTGATAGTGGTGACACTACCAGAGATAGTTTGTGCTACGTTCTGAATACCATTAACTGTGTTACCTGCTGTAATGGCAGTTTTTACACCAGAGCTATTATCAACAAACCAAGAACAGCTACTAATAGTTGCTGTATCTAAAAACCTAGACCAGTCTACACTGTAGTCTAAAGTTTCATCAGGATCTTTATTGGGCCAACGAAAAGACATTATTAAACTCCTACTCCACTAAAGCACTTCTATCAGCAGAAGTGGATTTTCTATATGTATATGCTTGTCTAGGCTCAGTAGCCACATAAGATGTTCTATCATATCTTGTAGGATGTCTATCCACATACACTCTACGAGACTCCGCTAACACCAACACTGTTCTTTCTTTGCCTGTGCTTTGTCTCTCAACATACACAGTGCGTTTTCTATCATATAACGAAGCTACAGCAGCATAATCAAATACAGTAACTGTAACAGCTACTATACCTACAGCGCCTGTAGCTTCCACACCATCGAAGGTGGGTCTAGCATTATTAGCTGCTACAACATCACCAAGAGCTGTTGTGGCTTCTACACCAGATATTGCTACTAAGGCTTTAGCTATTGCAACAGCACTGCCTAAACTACCAATACCTTCAACACCAACTAAATCCGTTGTGGCTTTTGCCACTACAACAACACTACCTAAAGATGTTGTTGCTGCTAAACCATCTACTGGAATTCTGTTGATAGACCTAACATCAACAGTGCCGATAGCTGTTGTAGCTTCTACACCTGTTATTGCTGTAAGTGCCTTAGCAATTACAACAACACTACCAACACTTCCCTGTGCTTCTACACCAGTTAAACTAGTGGTTGCCTTGGCAACAACAGTGACATCACCTACGCTGCCTGTAGCACTAACGCTACCAATTTCAAACCTACAAGCTAAACTAAACGATACGCCATCATTGACAAAGCCAGTAGCAGATACACCAACAACACTAGTTACTGCTACGCCTACTACACCTACATCACCAGTAGCTCCAACAGCTACTAAGCTAACAACTACATGGTTAGCATCACCGCTGATAACAACACCACTATCGGATGTTGCTGTGCCTTGCACCCCATCAGGAACATATGTAACATTGCTCTTACCGTAACGGGCTGTCCCGTATCTGCCAATGCCATATATTGCACCCGACCGAGTTGTCGTAGCCATAACCTACGACTCCTTATGCAATACGGACAATAGCGTTGCTTGCGTCTGCTGTGGGGAATTGAATTACAAAGTCACCGTTGGTAGATGTTTTATCACCACCAAAAGAGATGACAGCTACAGCATTAGTTGTAGCTGAGCCACCGTCAGTAGTTGTGTTATAAATCAAAGCACCAGCAGCGGTGATGGTTGCATTAGCAAAAGTAGCATCAGCAAAGTCAATGAATGCTGTAGTGCCACTGCTAGTGGGATCAATGTTTGTTAAAGTAGCACCACCAGCAGTGTAACCAGTACCTACAACTTCATTAGAGCTTGTGTAGTTTGTGGTTGAAGCACCAAGGGTAGCAGAAGATGTATACAAAGCAATCTTAAATGTATGACCGCTTGTAGCATTAAAGTCATGTTTACGCTCAAGCAATTCTTTTTTGAAGCTTGTGCAAAGGGCAGAAGTAATAGCCATTAGAGAATCCTCTTAGTTTTAAAAACGCTCTCTAATAGAGCATACAGAAATGGGAGAGGCGATGAAGCCCCTCCCACATCAACTAGCTATTAGGCCAGTTGCTCACGGTCAACGGAAGCACGAGCTGGGCGACCATCAACATTCATCAAGACAGCCCACACACGCAACTCACCAGAGGTGGGAGCAGTAGTAGCAGCTTGGATGAGCAAGTCGATAGTGTCAGCAGTAGCAATAACGACAGGCTGGAAAGCAGCAGCGTTCTGGGCATAAGCACCAGCAGCAGCAGCATCACCATCAAAGCCATCAACGAATACGTCAGCGTCTACACCAGTAACACCCAAGTCAAGAGCTGTATCGTTTGACTCACCACCCAAAACGGTGATAACTTCAAAACCAGCATTCAAGATGAGGGTATTGGCGGGAACATTGATACATTCGATAACGTCAGCAGCAGCCAAGGCAGAACCTTTAGCTGTAGCTGCGGCAGCGAAGTCAATAGTAACATCGACCAAGTAAGGGATAGCACCAGCGGTGCGACCAGCGGAGGCTGAACCAGCCAAAGTTGTAACAGTTGCCATTATCGTTCTCCTTAAGCAGCGTTGTATTTAGCAGTGACGATGCCTTCAGGACGCAAGATTTTGCGACCATAAAGATGCATACCACGCACGATGTCAGCGAAGCTGTCTGGATCACGATATGTCTCGGTCTTAGTGATTTGCTGAGCAGTTGCAACAGCAGAGTCATGACCACCAACAATCACACCATAGTTGCTGTTCTGGTTAGCCGTACCTGTAGTGCCGGGACCAGTACCAATCTTTGGCAGGTTGTTAGAAACATAGATGCGGAAGCCATGCAAGTTGTTAATAACCAAGCCGTTCTGCAAACCAGAACCACCAAAATCACCATTCAACAAACGGCTGTCTTCATCCTTCAACAGTTCAATGAACACGGGATCGACAACTAACCAACGACCAGCGGAATCAACAAACTGTTGATCCAACAAGCGGCCCATGCGAGACACAACCATCAATGGAGATGCCACATCTGTAGGCAGTGTAGTTGCACCGGGCAGACGGGGAGACAAAGGAATGGAATGCTCACCAGCAGAAGCTGTAGTGATGTTACCGAAGCTACCTTTTTTCAGCTTCATAGAAGCCAACAACTCATCAGCACCAGCGGCAGTAACTGCCTTAGTACCAGAAGCTGTTGTACGAGCTGTGTCAGGATTCACATGCTTTGCAGACTGTGAAAAACCAGACAAGTAACCCAAGACATCTTGGTCATACTGATCACGCAAACGATACGCTGCACGATCAGAAGCCATCTGCATGAAGTTCACATGTGAGTGAGCAGCTTCGATGTCATCAATCTTGAAAGCGTAGTAGTTAGCTTGGTCAACAACCAAGGTGAAGTCTTCGTCATTCAGATCTTGAGCAGTGATCTGTGTGCCACGGGCGTAGCTTTGAACAGACACTTCAGGTTCTTTAATGATTTTGACACTGTCGCCCATGTTTGCGATTTCACCAAAGTAATCGTTGTTGGTGATGTCTTCAACAGTAGACGCTTTACGGAATGCAAGTTGTACTTGCTTAGAATAGATTACTGGCGAAAAATTACCATTAGGTAAATTGCCGTAACCTGCAGCACTTGGAAAAGCCATTTTAATATCCTCCTAGATATGTGTTAGGCATATAATTAAATACGCTCAACATCACCACAGAGGCTGTATTTGATGGGTGTGTACAGGACAGGGATGCCTCCACTTGTCTATACAGGCCAACAAACTTCAGGTTGTTCTGACAGTTTATTGTTTTGCGTGACAGATAACTCTATGAGGTAGTGTAGCTAGCATTGTTACGGCCCATAGGAGCAAGACTAGATACCTAGTCCTGCTTAAAGTTATACCAGTTGTTTCAGGTTTGTCAATACTTAACGAGCACTTCCGCTAATATCGTATACAAACTTACCTGATTGTAATGCTTTAGCAATAGCTTCTTGGTTCTTTTCATATTCAAAGGTAGACATTTTATTTACCTGTGACTCATAAAAGACACCATCTTTGCTTTCGCCTGTGGGTGCAGAACGACTACCACGGGTGTTAACACTCTCAGCAGCTCCTTTGTCTGAGGAAGCTTTCTTAGTCTTAATACCTTTGTCAGCTTTGTACAAGTCAATAGCACGGGCAGCAGCCTTAGCATCACTGTCATTATCATACAAAGCATCTTGCACCCACTTAGGTTGTTCTTCAACCCAGTTGTGGAAGTCATCATCATCACGAATGGAGTCAAAATCGGGATGCAGACGTATCAATTCAGCTTCTGCTTTCTCCTTAGCTGTCTGATGCTCACGCTCATCAAGCTGTTTGAATCGCTCATCCAATGCTTTGGTTTGTTCCTTAGCCTTTTTAATTGCAATTGTTTCAACAATCTTTGCAACATCAGGATAGGTTTTTGCCCACTCATTCAACTCTTCCTCACTCTTAGGAAGCTTAATTTGCTTCTCTGTGCTGCTCTGTAGTTGTGAACGAAGCTCATCAATCTGCTTCTGCAAAGCTACTTGCTGTTGCTGAGAATGTCTGCGAAGATCACCATAACGCTTCTTAAAGCTTTTCTCTTCTCCGCTTAAGTTACTATCGTCACCATCGTTTCCTTCTGATGGATTGTTCTTATCTTCAGCCAATCGTTTTAATTCTGCTTCTTCTTGTTCAATTCGATCTTTGTTAGCATTACGCTTACCAAATGGAGAGAACGCCTGAGCCTGTTGGTTCGGATTAATCACTGCTTCTGTCATAACATACCTTTTAAGTTGGGGCTAACTGTAGCTGTCAATACAGGGAGATAGGTAGCCAAAGATGGTGGGAAATTGTGGATACTCGCCAGCCCACCTCTGGCTTGAGTATGCTAATTATATATTATTTCTTACGTCTGCGTACTAATCCACCTTTAGCCATTTCAGGAGGTGGTTCCACAGGAGCAGCCATTTCTGGTGCAGGAGCAGTTGGTTCAGCAGCAGGTGCGGCTGGTTCCATAGCAGGTGCAGCTGCTTCATCTAGTGATTTAGATAGCATGCTTGATTCCATATCACCTGTTAAATTATAATCTAAAGCATCTGAAAAATCTGAAAGCTCTTGATCAATCTTGTAGGCAGGAACTTCAGCTTGAGTGGTTTTAGCACTTATTTCTTTATTCTTTCTTTCCATACCAAATCTAGCAACTTCATCAAAGAAAGCTTTATCAAATTTCTTATCAATGTTTTCTTCATCAAACATAGACATGTCTTTAGTATCAATTTTCTTATTAACTGCTTTATCAGTATTAGTCAAAGAAGAGGAAGCTTTTTGAGTTGCATTTGCTGCTGTTATCTCTTGAGCACCTTCTGGAATAGTAGTTGCAGGTTCTCCATTAAAGAAAGTTACAAACATAGAACTACCATCAGGCTTTCTAAATTGCTTTATTTCAGGAGTAGATCTAGGAGCTGGCATACCACCAACTGCTAAATTATTTTTCTCTCCCTCAAGTTCACCCATGATGCTATCAATCTCAGATGAGAAGTCATCACCATGCTCAGCTTCTGGATTTTCTACTTGATCAGCATTTCCCATCTGACCAATCTCTTCCATCTTAGCTAGTCCTTCTTTTGCTCTATCTCTTAGTTGCATCAAACGGTCAAGACCAATGTATCTAACAACATCAGCAGGAATAACAAACTCACCTTCACTCAGTTGTGCAGGAATATCATCCCTCACTTCTTTCTGCAAAGATCCCGCAGGTACATTATTACCAGACACAGGATCTACTGTGCCACCCTCATCATTCATGCCGCCTTCAGCAAAGAGTTTCTCTGTGTCATTGTTGTACATTAACTTCATCCTTAAGATAACTTAGTCTGCGTAAAGCAGCAATGGCTCCTTGAGCCTTTCCAATCTCACGCACATCAATAGCTTGTTCTAAATTTTTATGCTGCTGAGCAATCTCAGCATCTAGCATATCTAAGAACGCTTCCCATGTAGCGTTAGTGTTTACAAAGCCTTTAAGCTTGGGGAGGTACGGCTTGTACATTACCAGCAAATCCTTGTTCACCCGGCACTGGTGCAGCACCAACGCCAATATTTCCACCACCACCACCAGTCATGTCAGCGACTGGAGGAGGACCACCTTCTGGACCACCAACAGGAGGAGCACCTTCTGCAGGAGCAGGAGCTGTAGCTTGTTGCATCAGCAAAGCTTGACGCATAGCTTCTTCCATGTTGTTAGTAACCTTGTCTGGATCTAAGTCCATACTCTTCGCAATCTCACGAATGATGTATGGAAACTTAGCAAACGGCATCAATGAAGGAGAGCTTGCAATTTGTAAGAACTGCATCAAGCGTTGGCTTCTAACCTCATTAGCCATCAAGCTTTCTGTGCCTCTAGCTGTAACTTCCAAGTCTCCTCTGATTGATCTATCAAAGTCAAATTGCATGTTGAAGCTAAAGAAAGCCTTACCCAACGGAGCTAACAAATAATCATCCACATTCTTGATGATGGTTTTAACACTGCCAGATGCAGCATTCATCAACATAGAAATACCAGAGGCTGTTCTACCAACACCACTCACACCAGTTTGTCCGTGTGCAAATGATGGCATACCTGTAGATTCGTCAGCAAGCTGTCGTGCTTTATCAAACAGTTGTAAGTTCTCAGCAGCTACGTTAGGAAACTTAGTTCCAAACAAGCTTTGACCGGGAGCACCACCCTGTCGTCTAAATACTTTACCCGGAAATACAGACATGTCCTGTCCGGGAACAAGGTTGGTTTCATCAACCTCAAACACAAGGTTGCCCGACAACACCGCATTGTCCACTGCCATACGCATAAAACCATTCATGAGGGTCTGGGTGTCGTCCATGTTTTCAGCGACACCAATGCCAAATAGAGAGTAGGGGTTTAATTCGCAAGGAGCAGCATAGTACGGAATGTTGGCGGGCTTAAACGGATTTAATACTAAACGCATAATTTTACCATTGCAAAACCATACGTTAGCTTGGAGTTCTTTAAAGCTTTCTAGTTCCTCTGAAATTTCAATGTCGTTTTCTTTAAGCAATTCAATGTCAACATTGCCCCAATATTCCAACACTTCAAATCTATCTATACCAAAGTTAGGGGCATAATCTTTTAAATCATCTTCCCAATATTTTTTAACATAAGAAGAACCTGATTCAATCACTTCTTCAATAACATTGTTTCTAAACAGTGGACGATTCTTCAAGGCTCTCAATTGTGTAGAGCTAAGCTTGTGACGCTCAATAATGTATTGAGCTTCTTCCATGTTGGTAGCATCAGGATCAGGATAGAAGTTCCAAATAGAAACATGTGATGTCTCTGGTACTGTCTTCATCTGTGGTGTATATGTACCTTCTTCATCCCAGTTTGGATATTCCTTTGTCTTAGCAAACGGGCCTTTCATGATGCCTGTACCAAACAAAGCCATCTCAAAAGCTGTAGAGCGAAGATGCTTGTTAGCACCACTCTCATCCAACTGGTCATGTATTTTCTTTTCCATCTTCTTAGCTGCAACCATTGCAGGATGGAATGTAATGGAAGTAGGAGTTACACCCGGACCTTCTTTAAGACCTTTAGTGTCTTTAAGTTGTTCTGTTAATGGACCAAGACGATCCATAAGAGTTGTTAATGTAGCACCGGGGGGTAAGTCTTTACCATCACCTTTGTAACCAAAGGGAGAAGCCATCTCAGGTTCAGCTTCTTCTGGAGCTTTAGGATCTATATGTGCTGAGTCCACTACACCTTCTGGTAATACAGTGGGATCAACACTAAGAGGAAACTTATTGTTAGCAAATAACACATCAGTGATTTGACCATATGCTGCAAGCACTTTAGTCTTTGTCACTTTAATAAATACACGGCTCTTTTCTGTCTCTGTAAATTTAACATCTGGTCCATAAAGACCACGATAGTTTCTATAAGCCCTCAGCCAACGCTGTTCGTCTTGTCTACGACTCTCTTCACTCTTGGTGTATCTTTCGTTTAGAAAACTTAAGAGACTATCACCAGCAAATGGTGTAAGTTCACCTTCTTTTTTGTCTTCTAAACCAACGGACTTAGCATCCATAAAATTGTTTTGCGCCATAAATACCCTTTAATACCCAAATGTGGGGTCTGCCATCTTCATCCCAGAGCCAGCAGAATTTAATGGATTGTAATCGAACAAACTACTTCTAGGTCTGCTCATCACACCATAACGAATAGCATCATATAAGTGATCTTCAGCTTTAGTATCAATATCCTCTGGGTTTTTCTTGTCCAAAGGTATGATGGGTAGCTGAGCAATCGTATTTACACAGTTGCTTGTTATAACTAGTCTTGGTTGTTCTGTAAAGGGGTCAAGCTGTAGCCTTCTATGCAGCTCATTCTTACCAGACACCCTACTTCCAGCACTTCTATCCGCTGGCCTCCACCTACAACCCTCTGCAATCATCTGTTCTGCCAGTGATGGACCTGTATCACCACGCTTATGCCAGCAACTACTGTCCAATACACCATATCTCATAGGACCATCGTTCTCTTCAGCCCTCATTACTAAGTGAGCGAGATCTTTGGCAAGTACTTTGCTAACATATAGCTCACGATAGATGACCAATTGTTCACTTGGAGACACAGCAAACCACACCACAGCACTATAACTTCCGTATCCATAGTCACAAGCCCTAAATTTAGTCCAATTACTTGGGATGTGGAACGGCTCCACTACATGAATCTGTCTATTAAACTCAGGAAACGCTGCACCTTCAGCAATATCCCAATTACCCTCTAACAATTGCTTCCTTTGATGCTCAGGAAGAGACAACAACATTGTCTCATAGTCACCTGTCTGCATCAAGTAGGGGTTATCCGCCAACATAGCAGGGATAAACCTACGCTTAAACAGTGGCTGACCCTCTTTACTGTGTCCTTTTGGATACACTAAGGTTTTAGCAGTCTCAATATCTGTTGCATCAAACGCTTTTCCTGCTGGAGAAGGGTCAATAAACATCTTCTTCACCCAAGCATGACCCGGACCACCCGGATTTGTTGTAGCTCTCATGAAGATTGGCAGGTCTGCTGCTGCTGTACGCAAGCGAGAACGCATATAGTTCCACGGAAATGGCGTATGCCACTGCGTCAACTCATCAAAACCAATCCAGCTAAACGCCAAACCCTGATATCTCAATACGTCTTCATCTCTATCAAGGTAAGACATCCATAGTCTAGCCCCTGATGGTGCTTCCCATTGCATCTTTCTCTCACTCCACTTGATGCCGGGATAAATCTTTGGATAAAGCTCTTGGCTTTTCCAGATGAGTTCTCGAAGTTCCTCTGTCGTGTGACGCAGAAGCAACCCAGAAAACTGCGGATGCACCATATACCTAAGAGGATCTGCAAGCATGGCATAACTTTTACCACCACCAGCAGCTCCACCATATAACACTTCCCTCTCTGAAGACGCTAAGAAGAATGTTTGAGGACCCGGATTGGGCTTAAACAACACTTCTCTCTCATCAGCTATTGGGAGTTGTGTCTCCTCCGAGCTTGCTATCGATATATTGGGTGAGCTTGCTGTAGCTTTCTGACTCGAAGTATCCGGTTTGGTCTTCTTTGCCGAGCCTCTTTTCGTACCTCTGCGCTTGCTCAAGGGCTTTTTGGAGCCTTCGGGCAAGGTTGCGGTAAGTAGTGGATTTGTATCCGTGTTTTCGCTCACTCTTTATTCTCTTTAAAAGTCCAACATGACTAATCTCTCTGCCACTCACCTTAGTCAACCAAGCAGCTACCTGCCTAGAAGGATATTGTTTTAAATGCTTCTTAGCTTTTTCTAACGCTTCAAGCTCTGCAGGTATTGGCTGCAAGAGGTCAGGATCTGTTTCATCTTGTCGGTAACCAAAAGGTATAGTTCTACCAATCTTTGGTATGGGTACATATGTTTCCTTATCCTTAGGCTGTGGAAGTATCCAAGCCCCTAAGTCTCTCTCACTCACTCTTATCTTTGGCAGGTAAAATCATAATGCCAGAAGGAGTTTCAATCTGAACCTTATCTGTTTTTACCAAGCCAGCCCTGTCTAACAAATCCTTAGCAGCATTGAGCTTCTCTTTCAAGCCTAGCTCTGTAGGATCGGCAATGCCACTAACAACGGCCATAGCTGCTCTAGGAGCGTTCATAGCGATGTAAAGCTGTGTAGCCTCAATCACTTCTTCCTTCAAGAGGTCCATGATTTGCTTAGTGTTATAGCCTTCGCTATAGCCAGCAAGCTTCCTTGCTGTTACAGGATTGCCACCAGCTTCAGCAAATAACACCTCAATGAATTTCTTCTGCTGTTCATTTAGTTCTCTTTTAGCCATAATGTTTCCTTATTAGTTTGCAGGAGCATATTGCTCTAATGTTTTAACAGACACTTCGACAGCATTGTTAACACTGCATAGCCCTCTAATCTTATCGTTCTGTAAAAGGTAGAACGCTTTAGTTATCTGTAGCATACTGTTAGGCTCAAGTCTAATTGTCTCAGCAATGGTGTGATATGAAGAAGCAGCCGAGTTATACCAGTCTAGAGAGAATGTAACAAAGCTTGTTGTTGTGTTAGTGATGAAGATGCTATCTACATCTGCCTTAAATGTTGCAGGAACTGTGTAGATGTCTTGATTGCTGGTAGTCAGCGTAGCACCTAATGTTCTATTCTTTGTTATCATTGTGTTAAGTCATAAAAAGAAAGAGAGCCAATACCACCACCAGTTGAAGTTACTGTTCTAGCAGCTAATGTATAAATATCACTTACACCAGTTAAAGAAGTACCTAGCTGTAAGTCCCAGTTATAACCAGATCCAGTAGCCAAAGGAACTCTTCCTGATTTACCTGTAGTGAATTCACTATATGCAAGAGTACCTCCAGACATAGAAGTGGATGCTAAGTCTTGTTCCACATTAGCATCTGAAGAAACTGCAGTCCATGTTGGAGTTGTTAGTGTAGTATTCTTGAATAAAGCTAACTCATAATTGTCTGAGGTGGTAGGTAAGAAGTTTAAATTGTAAGGAAGTACTACAGCACCCAAAGCTGTTGATGCTATTCTAATTGACACTAAAGGTTTAAATGTTGTTGTTAAGTATGTTCCTGTTGTTGCAGATACCATTCTTGCTACATGTTCAATAGAAGTAGCTTCATAACCACCTTCAGACATAACAGAAGAACAGATCTGTTTCATTGCTGAAGAAGATGCTACAGTTCCTGTGTTAGTTATTTCATAACGAACAGGAAGAATGGCTGTAGTCATATATACAGCAGTTTCTATATTTGAGTTGTGGAAAGTATGGGCAACAATAAATTGTCCATTGATAACAAAGCCGCATCTCACACTACCAACACCAAGCCATTCAAAATCCATGAACAAGATTTGTGTTTTAGTCAGATCTAATGTTATACCACTAGTACCTGTACCATCCAGCTTATCCCCATTCCAACTAGCCTTAGCTGCATATCGTGCATCACTCACACTACCACTGGTAGATGTTCTTAAAACAAAGGTAATACCATTAGCACCCTGTTCTAAGAACACACCATTGGCTGTATTGAAATAACCAACCCTTTGTCTTAAGTTGGTTTTGGCTGTATCCATCTTGAATGTAGCCAATAACAACAAGCTTTTACCGGGCTGGTAAGGAAACACTCTAAAGGTCTGTCTAACCACTTCATCACCTGAGGTGGTAGACACAGCCATACTTACAGAAGACTCATTAGAAAGATGAGTAGCAGCTCCAGAACCAGAAGTGGAAGTACTGAATTGATTATCAGTGGCATATCTATTCTGACTATCAAACAATGTATATGGCTGACTTACACGAAGTCTTCCAAAGGCATCTGTGTTAGTACCACCAAAGCTTACAGTGTTCCCACCACTAACAATGCGTACCAGTTCTGGGTAGCTAGTAATTGTCATTTCTTCTTAGGCTTCACTTTAGCTTCAGACAAAGCAATGGCAATGGCTTGCTTGGGGTTCTTAACAATAGGACCGCCTTTGCCACTGTGCAATCCCTTGTCTTTAAACTCACCCATCACCTTAGCAATCTTAGCTGTTTGTTTTTTAGTAGCCATTATTTCTTCTTAGCTTTCATTGGTGCTTTAACAACACCACCCTTAGCCATCTTACCTTTTCCATCGGCAGCAAAAGCTGGTACTTTCATTCCACCCTTTTCAACCATAGGCATACCACCAACAGCATAACCCTTCTTAGCCATTGGCTTGGCAACAGCACCACCAGCAGCATAGCCCTTTTTAGTCATACCACCACTAGCCATCATTTTAGATTTCATAGCTGCACCACCCGTAGCCATCATTTTAGATTTCATCATTTCTTTTGCTCCTTGTAAAGATTGTTGAAAGTTTCTTCCGCATCCATATACGAATCATCTTGCTCCGCACAATAGATATGTTGGTTGGGCCTGAAAT